GGGTGACTCTGATAATCGTCTCCAGGAATGTTATGGCCTCTTCCAGGGATTCAAAATAATAGATAACGATCAATCCGGTAGATTCATCAACCAATGTTATCGCTTCCTCAACTGTTTCCTCGGCTATTCCCACAAAAATCCAACCAGTGTTGTCGCCACCATCTTCGCATCCATTCGAGGTGAATGCATCAAAAGTGGCACCTCCAGTAGCTGAACATTCTATTAATCTAGTGTTATGTAGGCTAATTGTCCCAGAGTCCTTCTCCAAGGGAACATATTCCCAGTTAAACGTAGAGGATGCCGGAATCGAGGAGGTGATGATGTCACCAAGGATAACCATCGCCCCCCACCCAGAGCCATAAAGATAACGGTCGGTGCTGTCCGCTGCGACTCCCTGAATAGTAATATTGTTAAATGTTATATCAAGGTTGGGCAAATCGAAAGTTATGTCTTTATGGCTGCAATTAGTATAATCCAGCACAATGTTCCCATATACATGCGCCTCATGATCAGTAAAAACAAGCAATGCCTGTATGGCGGTCTCCCGTATCGTAATGGTTGACCCTGTCATGATCAAGGTCACCCCAGGAGCAAGTATGGTCCAACGATCCACAGTTATGGAACAATTTGTGAAATCAAAAGATGAGACAGCTTCAGGATCAGCTTCAAACGTTGCATTCCCGTCAAGAGTTAAGGAATGTTCATTGAAGTCAATCGAATAAGGATCAGTTCCCGTGGCATATCCTGGCCAAGTAATAAAATTATCTACCGCAACGTCCATGTCGACATTGATAACTTGTCCACTAGATGGAGCTAACCCAATTAAGACAACATCATCTACGCCAGGCACAGAAGCGCCGCCTGCGCCATCTGCCTCCGTTGCCCAGTGAGCAGTGCTAGACCAATTACCTCCGCCGCCAACCCAATATCGATCTGCCATTATAAATCCTTTATATTATATTTCCACAAGCGATACCGCTACTCCAATATTACCTAGATCGCCATAGCCCACAGGAGTAAATTTTCCAAAAGCACTTTCAAACATTTCATATAATGCGGCCTCAAATAAAGATGATCGACCTTCTGTCGCAAAGTCAATGCCCGTAGTCCCTTCGCTAAAGGTCTTCGCTTGAGCATGAATAGTAATTGTCTTTTCATTTTCATAGGTCGCTGGTAAACTTTCCGGTCTATTGAAAGAGAAGGGATAAGTTTCAAAATAAGTTGCCATTTGCGTTTCCTCCAGCAGCCAGTAACCCTGCTCCCATTGGTCACCCTCATGCCAAATGTTTTCAATCTTACCATCAACGCGAATGGTTTTATTTTGATGAATAATCACGTTTGCTATGTTTTTTTCAGAAAAAGCCCCATCTGCAACAATCGCGACATATTCTTTACGACCAGCCGCATTTTCCGGAAGATTAAAAGTAGCTGCGACATTATGAGGAACTCCAATAAAATAACTTATGGCTGGATAAAATTCCATATTTTCCCCAAAGCCTGTTGATCCAGCTGGTATTCTTCGATACTCATCAGCATACACGGTCATCGGACCATAAGGACTATGCACAGTATACGTAGTATTAACTTCCAGGTCTAACAAGTTAGAATTCTCTAAGCTATACTCTATGTATTGAGTGTATCCATCGCTTGATGTTCTAATGGCCTCATATGCTTTCCCTGCATCAGGAATATTAACTGCTAGTAACCATGATTTTGGACCACGCGCCGTCTCAGTGTACTGATCACGGTGTGGCCTGGTAGCTTGGGCCTGCCACTCTGTGCGTATCAATGATGGGTACTCCCCGCTAATGGTCTCGACAAAGGATTCTTCGCCCCCACAGCTATAATAAGGCATCATTGGATCAACACCAGTGGCATATTGGTTTTGAAAAGGATATATTTCATACTCTCTTCCAACGACCTCTGCAACCCATAACGGCTCACTGACGGTTTCGGAATGCTCTGTGAAGGCAATCCATGATGGATCAGTGATATTACATGGCATCTCAAGGGAAGGTAGCTCAGGGTCTATGTTTGGAATTTCCACGACTTGTTCATTGGCGATATCCCACAAAAATGCCCAATCGGTGAGCAGCAGTCTAACCTGAACCTTGACGTACTCTGTGGTGCATGCTCTAATTCCATCAGTATGGCCTATGACTTTGGCAACGCCAGTTGTAGGGTTCAAAATGATAATAACTTCATCATCGACTTTAAAACCCTTGGCGGCCCCCTCGATAGCTCCATTACTTCGTTCGATAGAATCTGGTTTGCAATGATAAAAAATTAAGGCAGTAAGACTAGACCCTGCCACAGTAACCGTACAGGTATCCGTGGCAGAGTCAATCGCCGTTATCGTGCCCTTGAGAACTTGGAAATCAAGGACTTCTCCAATGTTTGCAAAATCTTGTGTCGGCACTGTTGCATTCCTTTACGCCTTGGCTGTTAAACAATACCCTAATTATTCGCGGCGGATCACGATTAGCTCGTGGTCGCCGTGATGACATAGGTGACAGCCAGAACGTCTGCTGCAATAACAGCTCGGGCAGTGCCGAATTTCTTGGCGGACATCAGATAACCAGTGGTCGCCGTCTTGGCTTTTTCCGTTGAGAGGAATGCGCCGTATGCGGTAAAACTTGCGCCGCCTGCAATGGTGAAGGTTGCCGCGGATGCTGCATTCGTGCAGGCTCCACCGGAAGAAGCGGCAATCGTGTAAACCGGCTTATCAGTGGCCGGGGTGTAGTCGGCATCCTGACATTCACCGTAAGTTCCGGCAGCGCCGAGTTTGGCGGCGGCAGTGTCAGTGAGGCCAGGCGTGACATTGTTCTTGAAGATGCCCACATAGAAAATTGCGGACGATGCCTTAGCCACAGCCCCGAACATGATATCAAGCATTCTGTTCAAACCTTCTGTCGTGAAAGTATTGAAACCAAACTGCTTGTGGATCAGTTCATTGTCTCTGAAATGTTCAAGGGTGACTCCGCCCTGGAAACCAAGACCAGACTCAATGTGGTGTTTTGCGGCATACACAACATCCGGGTTGTCCATGAACGGCGTGACGATACTCTTATCTAACGTAATAATTTTCATCTCTTTCTCCTTAAATTAAATTTGAACTCCCCCACGTGTAACCGTACAAGTGGCAGTATCTGAAAAACTTGCCTGGCTGTTGGAACCACCAAGCGCTTTATTAAACGCAGCGATGTAACCATTTTTAAACGCATCAAATGTTTCCGTATCTCTGAACCCTACGCCACTGCCGACCGCGCCAGATTGAAAGCTGGTGAGGATCTGTAGAGCGCCATTCAGATTGCGATACAAGGAAGCGCCACGGAGAGGCACCCCCATCTTCAATTTATTCTTCGTCAGGTTGAAAAATTTACCAGTCGGGCTCCCGACAACAATTCCTTCAACCGTCACCCACACTGGGACATCCATGAAACTTTTTTCTGGAGTGCCCAGCGTCCAGCCAAGTTCAGGCATATTGTTGCAATATACCAGAGTTCCTTTAATAGATCCACACCCAGCATCCGACTGTTCCATCTTTTCTGGCTCTGTCCCGGCCAGATACTTTGTGCGATCACGCATACCGATAAATAGTCCTGTCGGAGTTTTCGCGATCACCGTGACAGGTGAATCAAAAATGAAATAATTTGAGGATAGCCGGAACCAGCCGATCTGAGTAGGCTCACTGTAGTAGACGACATTCTCCACGGAGCCCCACATGCGCCCAAATGCGTAACAGAGATTTTCCATACAGGGAGGAGGAGAACACAAGAACGATGGCAATGGTTCAACCGTGGGGATATCAACGACCGTATTGATCGCGCCGACTCGGTAGAACACATCTTCATTGGCGTCCGTGACCCACACGATAGCACCGGCAGGACGATTCAATATTTGAATTCCACCGGTCGCCGTCAGTTCAATAGCGGAAATTCCACCATTGCCTGACATTTCAGTCCCGGAAATATTAGTCATGCAGACGTTATAGTTTCCAGGAGGAAGGTTGCCATTGGCCGGGATCATTACGGGAGACGGCGGGAGGGCCACTCCCCAAGACGTCAAGGCATTTGTGACCGGATTTAAAACACCATTCCAGTATGCATTGGAAATATAAACCTTTCCAATGGCCTCAACATAACAATAAGGGGCATCGTTAACGTGAACAGAACCCAGTGAGACTTTGACCCCTTGTGAAATCCTGTAAAGAACTCCACCGGCAACGCACAACATGCACTGATCTCCTGCCCACAAACTATGGGCACCAGGTAGCGCCACCAACAAAGTTTGGCCCTTCCTGATCATTAACTGCCCGGCCATATCCACATCACTATTGAGAATAATCCTTGGTTCAGCAATGTCTTCCGCCGAGTAAAACCTTTCGGTTGACTTGACGTTATTCATCCCGCTGAACCCTTTGATATCAACAGTGTTTTTTGGAACCTTTTTTGTTGGATAACCGGCCATACTTTGTTCCTCGGTTTAGAAAAAAGTCTTCACACGTGTTATTTCTGGCCGAGCCTTGGGGGCGTTGGGATGCATTTGGATCAATGTCTGCACACCAGAACCGGCGATGCCATTATGCTTCTCTGTGTTGACGGCCTTGCCATCCGTACCATCTTCAATTTTCAGATAAGCTTCTTTTAGGGCAAATGACTGGAAAATAGTTTCCTGCAATGTGTCCGGGATATAATCCGGAAAATCATCACCAGCTTCCAATGTCACTGGTTTGGAGTAATAGCTGCAGGTCAATACTTCGGCAATCTCGGGAGATCGGTAATATGACAAAACCTTTCCACTGAGGTGCACCATCTCAATTTGCCCATCATCCGTGGCATAATCACCTTGAGCGCTTAGAAACGACTTGTAATTATGATACAAAGGAAGTCCTTTTGGATATACTTCCGATGTGACTAAATACAGATCATGAAGATAAGTTGAGGGGAGAACAAGGCTTGAGGTGCCGACTGCAGCTGTCAAAGGTTTGGTCAACTGCAGAGCTGGAATACGTGTAACCGTAGCGATCAACAATAATATTTTATTGAATTTACCAATGATCCAATCGTCAGTAAATGCACTATCCTGAAGGATCGATTGGACTTCTGCGCGAACAGCATCCACTTCCATAAAAGACACCCCTAGAGAGTTGTGTCCGGGATAATCTTTTTGGTAACAAGAGTTGCACCCGGACGTTCGTCAAATATAGCCACACCGTTTTCAACGGCTAAATTTTCTACGAAGCCGGTCATCTTAGGAAGCGAATAGATACGGAATGCAGCATTAACCGGAAGGTTGGCCCACTGTAAATGATCGATATCTGTCACCTCGGTAACGAGATGACCATGCTCATTTCGGACAAATTCGTAGTCAACCCCGTCCAACTTCATAATACACGTATCAACTCCGTTACCGACAGTAGATTCTAATAGTTGAACCTGCATTGATTTATCCTCTTAAGGATGGACCTTGGCAATGGAAAGCCGAGAGGGAGAGAACTTTCCACTGCCAGGTCCACGGGCTTTCGCCCCAGGGTTAGGCTCCGTACTCTGCAGCCCGGTACGTTAAAATACCGCGCACTGTTCCAGCTTGGAGGACCGTCGCATCAACGCCACCGGCCAGGAATCCTGCACCAGTAACCGTCAACGTTGCGGCTGATTTGACTAAGGTTAATGCATTTCCGGCGACGCCTGCTGTCAGGGCCTCCAGAGTCTGCACCGTATCAGTATTGGTCGTCGCTGCTACCGTGGGGTGGGCGGCGGCGATCTTATACTTTACACCATCATTCGTGGTTGGATCAGTTCGATTGATGGCCAATTTAAGATTATCGAGGGTAGCAGCTGAATCCTCAGCATCAGTTCCACCGGCACCCATCAGGACATCACCTTCATCAGTGGGGACCGCGACAAACTTATAGGCTTTCCCATTAATGGTCACGGTATCATTGGCGGTGACATTGATGGCACTGGAGGTGATCGTTCCCGTTGCTTTAACTTCGGCAACGGCACCCGTGGTCGTCTGGACAGCAATAATTCTATCAGACTCACTCGGGGTCAAAAGAGCATCCGGGAGTGCCGTAGCTCGGGCATAACCACCAGCCCGTCCGATAGTCGTACCGGTCAAAAGATTGGTACTGGCTGTCAATGCTGCCTCAGAAGCGGCAAGAACACCGACATCCTGGACCAATGAAGTGGCCGAGTCCAACTGATCTTCGATCAGAGTGAAGTCCACTGGGATGCATCCGGCAGGCAACACGCACAATCCCAGCAAGTTATTTACGGCAAGTTGCTCCGCAGTAACCTCAAGGTGTCCGTCCGAGATCATGAGTTCTCCAGCAGCTGCCGGAGAAACCACCGGATCATATTTATCAACTTTACTTGCTTTCGTATACATTAAAACCTCCTATGGCATTGATGGGTTTAGGAACCGTATTCGACAGCACGATAAGTCAAAATACCTCTCATCGTACCAGCATTGGGGGTTCCCGCTGCCGTAGTGATATGGATTCCGAACAGCGTTTCCGTTTCTGCCGGAACCACAACAGGGAACAATGTGGATCGTGCAATTCCTGCAGTTTGACCAACAGTAGAAGCGGAAATCATAACCTGATCAACTTCATCTTCCGTGGTTTTAATTCCACCACCATCCCAGACCAGCGCCGCTGCATCATCCAGATCGTCAAGGACGACGGTGAAGTCTACGGGAATGCAACCCGGAGGCAGTATGCACAGAGCCACAACAATTTCATCGATGTTCTGGGCCGCTGTAATTTCAAAACTACCGTCGCTAACATATACCTTGCCTGCTTCGACCGGGTATACAGGAGGACGAGAACCTGCTACATTTAAAGATTCGTACATGGGTATTCTCCTTCTTTTATTGTTCAGAGTTAAGGGGCTACTCGTGTAACCCCATGTTTAAATCACGTTACTGCAAACTCCGGTTAGGGCTGTGCTGCCGCCGTATCAATGGACATAATACCAAAGTCCTTGGAGTTAAACTGAACCTTGGAGATACCGCAGATCGAGTGAGTGGAGATGACGACCTGGTTGCCGTTGTCTCTCTCTTCTTCGTACCAACCGAAGCGGAGACCGTTACCCTTGGAACCGAAGGCGATAACCGCAGCCTGGACGCCGAGGAACAGGGCACGGGCGCAATCAACGGCCTGGGGATTTGCAGCACCGGCATGGAACTGAATGATCGCCTGATGTTCATGCAGGACGACATTGTTATACATACCGAGACCACCCTGGAAGATCGGATTCTTACGGCCTTCAGCGGATGCGGCGGCTTTCTGAATATCGAGCCAGGTATTGCCAGTGGCTGCCGTGCGCAGATCATAAACCTGCCATGGATTCATCACGAGAACATAGTGCTTCTCGCCACCGATCATGATCGGCTGAATTTTCGGGGTCGTTCCAGCACCACCACCCATCATCGAAGACTGTGCGACGGCGCGATCAACCAACGTCAAGGTCATCTTGTCATTGGCATCAATCGTAGCATTGGTTTTGGTGCCGGGGAACATAAGATGTTCAGTGTCCGGAGCATTGAATACGTTTCCGGCAAAACCGGTATAACTGGTCGGGAAAATGAAATCGGCATTGATACCGCGCATACCCGACAGGTACATGAAAAATAATTCGTCGAAAACTCGGCTCCACCATTCTGCCTGGCGAACACGTGCGATTTCACGAAGCTGATGGATGGTGCGTTTCTGAGTCATCCGGCCACCGGTGTTCACTCCACCGCGTAACTGGTTGATCAACACATCATCCGAATAGAACTTCAGATCTTCTTCTTTACCAGTCAACGGGGTATCCCCTTCAACCGGCTGCATGGAAAGCTGCATGCTCAAATCGAAAGAAACCTTGTCTCCTGCTGTACTCTCCAGATCTTTGATGATCTGAATAGGCATCGATGCGCCTTCCGCGCCCATGAATTTGCGGGAGAAATAAGACTCACGCGCTACGTCCACTGCCAAAAATGCTGAATACTTCTTAACTGCTTTGGCGTCATTTACGCCGATAATTGTCTGTCCCATGTAAATCCTCCTGATGAGTTAGTAAAATTCGTTTTAGTTACTTCCCTTGACCGCAATCCCTTCATGTACTCCCGAGTGTTCGGTCTGGCTATGTTTGAACCAGCATGGGGGGACAATTTATTTTTTAAACCAAAAAAAGACCAACTGGGGCGGATATGTTTATCGTCCCAATTGGCCTTCTTGAGGCTCTTTTATTTGTTCGGCGGTCGAACCGCTCACTATCTAAATTGCAGTTGCTACCATTCCCTTTGTGCTACTTGAAAACATAGATACATGTTTTGGGGCTTCAGTGCAACTTATTTTTTGTAATAATCCGCATTTAGGGCATTTTATTTCAGCTTCAACGACAATTGCCTGCATGAGAAGTCGATTACAGCGTTTGCAGCGGATACTTTGCATAGGGTTGGCTCCTCTATAAAGCAGCGTATGCGGCTCGATCTGCAGGGCTGAGCTGTGCTATTGCGTTCTCAAAATCCAGGCCAGTCAGTCGATCAAGTGCAGCGAATTTATCATCGCTACTATTCACATCCGACACGGGAACCTTCGCCAAAGTCTTTACTGCAGCGGCTTTTGCAGCTTCTTCCTTCTGGATGGCCGTCAATGCGTTCCGCTGTTCAAGTGCTTTGACCGCCGCATCTGCTTTCCGTTTGGCATCAGCTTCTGTTTCCGGAACCGGCGGTTTCACGCGCCCATTCGGATAGAAGACAGCATCGCACTCAACCTTAGCCATCTCAAAAATCTGTGCATCGCCCAAACCCTTTGATTCCGGGGTCTCCAGGATGCGGTTCACGGCATCGACGATGGCAACATTCTTAATTCTTTCCAAAGAATATTCCGGATTCGCGCCGAAGAAGGTAGCCTGTGAGTCTTTCCAACTACGCTCGGCGGCGCTCTTCTGGACTTGTCGATTAATCTGATCGAACATCTTTTGTTCGGTGATCGCCTCAACATAACCAGCGCGTTCCTTGTTATAAGCCGCCAGGGTGATATCACCATCCTCAAACTTCTCATCCAGAGCCTGCATCTTGGCTTCGATCTCTGGGATGGTCCCATGGGTAGAAGCAGATTCAAGGACAAAAGCCGGAGCCGTTTTTGGGGAAATAGCATCTGCTACCTTCTCGGCCACAATAGCAGCTTCCTGAGCAATCGTCCGTTCCTTTTCCAGCGCGGCAATCTCCTCGGCCTCTTTGGCTTTGGCAGCTTCTTCTTCCGCGGCAAGAGCGGCGGCAGCTTCATCAGAGCCTTCAGCCGGGATGACCGGTTCTTCATTGACGACGCCCTCAGGATCAGCGACAGGGGCAGCATTATCTTTTACCCTTTGTGCCGCACCAGCACCGGACTCTCTGGCTTCTCTAGCAGCTTCGGCTTCTTCGTCTGCCCTGATCTCGTCCAGACTTTTCGGAGCTGTGTCATTCGCGATTGCTTCGCGCTCTTCATCACTTAACATTTCCAATTCTTCATCTGTAAATTTCGGCATTAGCATTCTCCCTCTTTCTGTAAAATTTTTGACTTCAGTTTATTTTTCATTATCCCCTAACCCCTAACACGTTTACTGGTTTTTTCTCCGGTGGATTAACAACTGGCGCTGGACCCACCGGGGTTGGCGGGGTTGCGGCCACAGGCGATGGAGAGATCGCGCTTACTATTGTCTTCTTCAAAGGTTCTAAAAAACTTCGGATATAATCAGCCATGGTTCTACTCCTATTTTTCGTTATTACTCTTCAGTCCTCGTTCAACAGATCGACCGGCTTTGTTGGAATGTTTCACCAAGGCCCTGTCGGATTTAGCGAGTTTCTCTTTTAGGTCATGATCACGAGTCTGCAGTTTTCGCTGATGCTCACCCATCTGATCTTGGTGTTTATGGGCATGCTCCATGTTTTTCTCGACGACCAATTGCTGACGCTCTTTGACTTCCAGGTTTTTGGCAGCTTCTTCTTCTCTGTGCCTTGCCTCATGTTCTGCCTGCGTCATGTTCTGCTCCAGGTCATGCACATATTGGGAGTGCTTCAGAGCCATGTCCTGTGCCGCCTGGGCCTCTGCAATCTGGATAGCGCTTTCCTTTGCAGCGATATCTTGGGCGGACGTATCGACGACGGAGGCGCGGTCGGCTTCTGCATCCTTCCGGGCCTGCTCGTTCTGCTCGATCATGCTGAGCGCCGTGGCTTTTTCTATTCTCAATTTTTCCTGATCGTAATCCACACCGGCGGCACGAACCTGTTGGGTGACGATTTCGGTTCTGATCTTGGCGGCGATCAACTGCGCTTCTTGTTCCAGCTTCTTGACCTTCGCTTGTTCCGCGACCAATTGGGTCTGGAGCATTGCATTCTGCGCTTGTGCCTGTGCCTGTGCATCCGCTGCTTTCTGCTGATCGGCGATCTTCTGCTCTTCAGTCGGCACGGAGTCGGAACTGCGCTGACCAGTGATACCGCGGAGTCTATCAACAAACTTCTCTTTTCCGGGAAGATCGCTGAGCTCAAATACCAGATCAAGAATCTGCATCGACGCTTCCGGCTGCATAGTCTTAACCATATCGGTCAATGAATCGAACATCGCCTGGCGGATCGTGGCAGAGTAATCCTGTTCCGAAATAACAAAATCAGCTTGAGATGCTGTGATATCACCAATCATCTCTCCAGTTTCTGCATTGGGTTGATTGATCACCAAAAACTCAGCATTGGCCCCATTCTCACCACCGGTGATCCGGACCTTCTTCTCTTCAGTGTATAACTGTTCAATCATGGACAGGATAATCTCGCCCGACAACTTGAAGGCCAAACGATGATTATCAAAGAAAGCGGTTGTCGTAACACCACCTTGTTCCTGACGCGCTCGAATTGCTTTACCTGATACAGCATTGGTATCCCGGCCCATCAATTCGTCAGTTACGCCGGAGGCACTCTGAATATATCGCTCATCCTGGGCCATGAGCTGAACATGCTCTTCGGCCATCTTGGCTTCGTTCTCAATCTTAATGCCACGTTGACTTTTGGGATTTTGCTTAATCAATCCATCGGGCCGGTTGGCCTCCTGAACGATATCGTCCCAGCTTTGATCGGTATCATCTATGGCGTCGTTATCGGCTATTACGCGGTTAGCTGATAATAAATACAATGCCTTAGACCGGCGCTTATTGAGGTCTTTTTGGGGGTCTCTGAGGTTCCGGACAATACCATAAGGCGTCCCATCTTTCTTCCGTTTATAGCCCCAGATAGGGACAAGGGAGAAACGTTTATGCCGATAGGGGGACTCTCCCTCTTGGATAACGTAGTTGCCGGTAAAGATCATCTGGCGCATTTCCATGACCGTTGTCTCAACAGGTTGTGCGATACCGGCGGCAATGACAGCCTGATGGGCCTCACTGGTTTCAACGAAGGTGATCCCCTGCAGAGGTCCCAGCATTTTCCCGCGGAGAACCTTCTTTGTTGCAGGCACACGATACTGGCATTCGACCAGAAACACACGGTCGCGCTGCTCCAACGATGACTGGTTCCCAATGTACCCGAAGAACCCTGTATACTGTAAAGTATTCGTGGTACCGGCAGCCGTCGGGATTCCACCAGATTGGCGCGGGTCTATCGATGGGTCTAGCATCTCGGCAAACATATCGTAACCGGCCTCCTGGCCAATAGCCACGACAGATGCCTTCAGGACATCGGCCCTTTCCGGAAACATCGCGCAGGCGACATCCAGATCGACCCATTTACCGCGGAAAATATACCGGGCGTCAGACAAATCATCCTCAGTCGCCAAGCTATCCCACCAGACATTGCGCCAATCTTCATATGTCACTGTCAAAGGTTCGTTATCAGGATCATTGTTGATCCCGTGATCGATCCAGCCGACACCGGCGAGTACCGCGTCAGCAAAAGATCGTGATCTTTTATAACCAGCGTTGTTTACGTCGCTGATGTATTTGAATAATTTGGTTTTCGTCTCGGCTGCCTTGGCATCTTCTTCACCACGCGGCAGGACCCGGTAATCAACCCGGACCTTCTTCTCCGTACCCACAATCCAGTCCACTGTCGGCTTAATCTGGTTGAAGGTGATTGGTACCTGAGACCTGGCAGCCAAGGCGGCCTTCTCTTCCGCCGTCCACTGGCCAGGACCATCGTAAAACTCATGATCGGTCATGGATTCTATACGAAAATCAAGTTGTCGAATGCGTTCCTGAGAGAACCAGGCCGATACTTTGTAGAAACGTTTGCGCACATCCGTTCTATCTAGCGGATGAATGCCATCCGGAGGAGTGGCCAACCCCAATTCAGCAGCCTGTTCTTCGATGTCGAACTCCTGCGGAACATACTCTTCAATTTGTCTACCATCTGGCGCTTTCTGGGATTTGAATTCCATGAACCAACTCCTATTGCATCAGCATTTTTTCCTGGATAATTTTTCCAACATTTATGTCGTCATCGGGAACGAGATCAATTGGATCACTCACTCCGGCCCTGTATGGCGGCATCTTCACAAGCTCGTCAATTCCATCCATGATCACATCGGACACAGACACCATCATCGAGGTAAACTCACGTGTCCTTCTGGGCACATCTATTTGAAATAACATCAAAATCTGCAACATCTTGTTCGCAATAAAGTTTTCAAACTCAGGATTGTGGGTATCACTGTACTTCCACAGATCATCCAGTTTGATAATGAACCGTTTTTTATTATCTCTATGCGCCGGTCGTAAAATCATGACCGGTTTCTGCTGATAATACCCAAATGATTTCTCGATAATTCTCATCGTGTTCTCCCTCTTCTATTGACTTAAAAAGCATGGGGTCCCTTCCCCCATCCATGCACCAGCCTGATTGAATTCAAAGAATTCAACAGCTTCCTCTTCCGTCATACCTTGTCCCACCAGTTTCCTGATGACTTTTCTAATGGAGTAACAAAAAATAGGTTGTTCACCGAATCTCTCCACCACACCAATACAGCAATCGTCATATCCATCCATCCTAAGCATGGTAATTTCAGGGGTGTTCTCAGCAATTTCGTCCATCTCCTTAGTTTTCATAGGTTAGATCACCTCAGCAGCGGCCCAGTCATTGAATCTCGGTGCCCATGTCTTACGGCACATCATTCTCATGACCAATCCAAGCCATAACTGTTCCATGGAGGTATATTTTTTCCACTCTTCCCCGAATCCTCGACCAAGATACCCACATTCAACCTTTAAAAGATGTAATATCTGGTCCGGACCTGGGGGAATATTCGGAACCAGCGCCTGCAATTGATCCTGGCGCGGCATCCAAACATATTCATTGCCCGAAATGCTGTGATCTATCGAAGCATCAGGGCTTCCCCTCTGTATTACGAGTGTCGTCATACCCTCTTCAGCGTGATGAAGGCCATCGTCAAACGTTCCACGTGAAACATGAAAGACATCACCAAGTTCGGATGCCCATTTTTTCTGGATCTCCCCTGCCTTACCGCACATTTCTATGTATTTCTTTGAAATATCCATTTATCCTCTCTCATTCTGCCGTTGGCGGAAGGAAAGCCTTCATCTGAGGCCGGACAATAGCCTCCTGCACCGGTATATTGTCCACTGGAACGACCGGATGGCGAGATTCCTCCGGTAAATGCAGGATAGAATTCGGTTCTCGTTCCGCAAAATACTGTTTCAACTTGTCCGCACCCTGTTTTTGGACCACAAATGCCGATGGAGTGTAATGCCATGCCTTATTTTCATCCTGGGACCACACACCGCCGGGAGTTTCCGGGGTATGGTAGACACTCTGATCGGAAAAGGTGATATGATTTGGCATTTTAAACCGGTCACTGAGGTGTTTTTTCGGATCAGTAGCGTATGCCTGCATCTCCTCGTAAGGAAAATGATCATATGCAGCCCGAAGGTCGTAACTTTCCGTACTGTTTTTCTCAGCAGGGACAGTTTTATACCAATCCTCGTATGCCGGTTTAACGTTATCCACTAAAAGCCTCCGCCTTTAAAGGTCAAAGGGGGTCTTACACTGGTCGGCTTGGGGGATTCTGCCGGAGGAGCTGGTTTCGCGCCTTCTGCAGCGCCCATCGCATCCAGTTTGTCCATTGCCTGCTGCAGTAATGCTTTGATTTCAGCTACCCCAGCTACGTCACCGGGTTCACCTGAAGGCATTTCGCCTCCCACTCCCGCCATAATGTCTGCACTCGTTGTTTTAGGTTCCATTATTGATCTCCTTGTTATTATTACGTTATGCTGCCCATCCCGACAATATTCTACGATTGCCGGTCTTCACCTTCTTCTTCGCTTTATATCCGACCGCAAATGTGCGAAAGGCATCGCTGTTACTCACTAACACTCCGTTTGCCTGATAACAGGCGTGTTTTTCGATTGTCAGGTCGTACACTAATTCCTTTACGTCGTCGCAACGCTTTTGACTTACAATTTGTATGGCAGTATTTGACTCGCGTAGGATAAGGCGACATAAAAGGTTGAGAACACTCTTGGCAAATACACTCATGCCACTTTCGGTTCTCCCAAACCTTGATTCCATGTTGTTTATGCCATTCAAGTCCCTCCGGAGACCCATGCCATTCGGCTGCCCTTGCTCGACATTTATCGTTCGGTGGCAGCAACTGTCCACTGTGAATTCTTGCTCGGGCATGATTTCCCTGATGCTTGGAGACGGACAAAAGCTCATAGTTGGAGATTTCATCATGAAGGGTATCTTCATCTTTGTGATGAACTTCAAACCCATCCGGAATTGGTCCGTGATAAAATTCCCAAATAGCACGGGCAAGATTGGTGGGGCCAGGTTGATTCCAGCAGTTTTTGCGGTAACGGTTTCCCGATAACCTAAATTTGTAACCATTGAAAGATACGATATTATTTTGCATGATAGTTCACATCCGGAGAACATATGGTGAACATACCGCAAAGCATCGGCAATTACAAAACCATTTTTTGTAAGAATTTTATGCTCCGGCGTACAACGTAACACTCTTCCGGTTGACAACACGAATTCAATCATCTGGTTAGAGATCTTCGTCGGTCCACAATCGAGTATACGAGCATATCCCATAGGCGTCCATGCGTAATGTTTGGTTGTCACGTCTCTGATGGGAATCTCACCTTGGTCAGTAAGTATCAATGTATCAGCCGCAAGACATCCATGCGAGGTCCAATCGTGATAAGGGGTGTTCTTCAGAATCTTTTTCTCCTCATCGTACTCACTCTTATAACCTTCGAGCGCCGCGATTCCGTCGATACATCTGACTTCATCAAAAATACAGGTACCCAGAATATTTCTGCAGGCTTCGATACCGGCCATGACCGCTTCAGAGTCTCTGGGCCTGACCACTACCTTGACCGGCTTGATCCCGAGATCTTCAGCCACTTCCTGCTTCGACTTGGCGCGATCCGTGCCGGTCATCATTCTCTGCTTCGCATCATGAGGCATGTAATGATCGCCATAGACATAATGCTTCCGATGTTCACTACCAGGTTCCTGACCCTTCAAGACCTTGGCGTAATGAGCCATGCCCATTCCGGTCTTCTCGTAATAATCGATCACGCGAGTTTCCATGCCGACAAACTGCATGAACCAGATCGTCGTACTGTCATCCACGCCGAGATCCCAGAACGTGTAGACTTCGAGACCGGTGGCATGTGGAACCTTTGTGATCCGGCCTTCATTCCTGGCGGTAAGCATCTGCCGCCCATAGTAAGCTCCGAGGACAGCGCCCTGAAAAGAGCAGTTATGGACAACACGCCCTTCGGCAACATAGCTCTCATCGTATTGTACTGCGAAATTATAGACCAACCCACGAAAAGGGATCAGAGAAACAGCAGACACAAGGGATGCAACCCCATGCTTGA